TAGTACCCCTCAAATAAATTTGAGGGGTACTTTATAATTGATTGATTATCAATTTTTTATTAGTTATTTTTTTTCAAAAAAAACTTTATTTTTGCCCCGTCATCAGGTCGCTGAGGGGCGCTTGCTACGACGACTGTCCTCCTCTTTCGCTTCGCTTATCGTTGTCCTTTCGTCTGTGCTCGCTTGCCCCACGCTCCCGGTATACTTCGTATCCCTTTTGCTGACGACGGGGCTTTGGCTTTCGCCTGTGCGCGGGTATTACCCGCTTATTGCTCCGGCTTTGCCTACGCTTTTAGCTTTTCCCTTATGTGAAATAGCTTTTTATTTTTTACTTCCTTACGGAATGTTCCCTCCCTCCGGTCGGGGATTCTGCCGATGGCCGCCTCCGGCGAGGTTTTTATTTAGTAAGGGGCCAGCCCCTTAAACCCCGTGTTTTCTTCCCAGTGAAGTTATTTAGCTTTTTATTTGATGATTGGTTTTTCAGGAAACCCGATACCATCCCTTTTGAGATTCCTATAAACAGAAAGCCCCGGACACTTTTGTCCAGGGCTCCTGATAGAAAGGGAAGCTACTGCGTCAGATAGACCTTGACCGGATTTGTAATTCAATGATACGATTAGCCATCATTTCGAATGTTGCCCGGTCTTCAAGTTCAAGTATATCTGTCATGAATGACAAAAGTACATTCATTTGAATTGATTTTTTTGCGATTTCCTCTTTTGAATATTTCAAAAAGAAATTATCGTCATTGGCTTCCCTTGATTCTCCTTCAATGACCGTACCCTCAATCGGGTACTTTTGTTCGAAATCGCCTTTACGAGATTTTACCTTTAAAGGTTTTACATCATTTGCCATTATTATTGATTTTGATTAGTTACTTCCCTTTGTTTCCTTTCTTCTTCTGCCTGTCTGGTTAGTTCTTCAATATCCTCCTGATGACCTGCCTTCATTTCACGTACCCTCTGAAGAAGATGGAGCTTTTCAACATTATCCATCAACCAGACATCCTTATCGACCAATCCCTGCTTAAGGTAGTATCCAAGAGCCTGATCTATAGGCATTCCCTGTCTTAACATCTGATAAGCTTCCATAGGTGATCTGGTTTTTACGATCATTACCATTTTCTGACCGTTATTCGGTTCAGGCTTTGCTTTTGGAAATTTACGTTGTGACTTCATTCTACATTTCTTTTATTACGCATTTTCATTAAATACATCCTTCTATCCTTCGATAGTTTAACCATAGTGTCATACCTATCACCATACTTTTGCAGCTCTTCAGCTGCTTTCTTTTCTACCTGCTCCGCAATATATAGATTTTTCTTTTGCATATTTTCTTCCTTGACAAATTTCTTCCGGTAATACCGGGGTAAAGGAAGAATAGAACCTCTTTGATTCATTACCTGATTTGCATCTTCACGATTAATATAATCTATGAACTCCTGATCAACATACGTTATCCCTATTCCTTTAGACATGAAGGAAACTTCTTTTGCCCTTCCTTCATAATCCTGTTTTGAATGATCTTTGACCATGTATTTTAGTACATAGTCTATTGTATTGATATTACACTCATCTATCTTAATATTTCCCTTTTGTTCTCCAGGTTCGTATTCTCCTGTTTGATCGTTACGCACTGTTGTAAACCAAGCACGATCAATATTATTAATATCCCTAACATTGAAAAGAATATAATGCCAGTGGCTACGCCCGAACTGGTCTCCGTATTCTGATACTCCGTAATAGGCAAGTTTTCCTCTATCCTTGATTCCAATTTTACTTCGCTCCAATTCTTCCTTAGAGATATAGGGGCGTAATGCAAGGTTCTTCGGTTTTTCATATTCTTTCAATTTTTTTATGAATTCCTTGTGATCGTTCTTATTTATTGACGATACACCATCACCCATGGGTAGATATTTATCATTATATGTTAGCGTTACGAAATATGAAGAGAATGAAACCCTCTTTTGCTCTACAAGCCTGAACGACCATTGTGCCTTGCGTTTCAGCAAGCACTTTAGGCATTTTCCACAATCTGCCGGAAATGTCCATATAAACCCACCCTTACCATCCGGAATGGGTTCTTTATACTTTATTGTTATTGGAGCATCGCAAGCCATCAGTTCTGACTTAAAACCACATATGGGTCACTTACGAGAAAGTCAAAATGAATTATTAATTCATGACCGTTATTAAATCTGACAAAGTAGATTGCTTGTATTGGGTTCCAGAATTTAGGTGCAGCTTCCATGTTCTTCCGTTAATTATAAAATACCTTTTTAGATGTTCCCGATAGGACAGGAGAGCCATAGCCCTCCTTGTCCTTTCGGGTATTATAACCCCATTATTCAGTTTTATTGCGCTCATAGCGCAGGTATTGCGTTAAGTGGTATCCTACGATCGACTTCCACGCCTAAAAATGCGTGAACAAATACCTCATGCTCACCTGCTTCCGCATCTACGATAAATACCCGGCCTATATCAGGCGTACAAGTGACAAAGTCACTATTTAGCGTCACGTCTGACGCAGCGATGAATTTACGTCCCAGATGGAATGATTCCCATAATGTCCGCATTTGTCCAGATACAATATCATTTGAATAACGCTCCCATGCATATTGAGGAACATATCCAAAGATTTCATCATTCCATGCAATATCTGCATCATACCAAGAGAACCATACCTCCTTATTTTTAATTGGTTGATCACCAATTAATGCGAATTGCTCCCACATATAATCAAGCTTTGTTACACGTCTCCACATTCGTTCCATACCAGAGTAATACGACGCCTTTGGGTATACTGTAAGTATTGGAATGATAAAGCCATAATCAGGGCATGTATAATTAAATCGTGGAGTTGACTCCCTTGCCAATGCCTGTCCGGTGTACTCACCTACTGTATATTGTCCAGCTTCAGCCGTTGCCAATACCTCCTGTATGATAACATCACCTGTTGAGCCTCCGAGCCATACCGGACGATTAATAAATAATGGATTCGGATTATATCCTGTTTCCCTTAATACGTAATCATTGTAATTTGCATTGTCACCTCCGGCTCTTTGTGACCTTTCTAACCATTCTTGAAATTGCGCAGCATACCTGAAATCCTTAATGGTTGAGGATAACTGCAGTACCACATTACTATTTGGCAGAGAGTCTAACATAAAGTTAGCACCCACACCGAGTGGGTCACCTGCTACCGGGTCAGTACCATCTAACTGAAATAACCTTTGTGGTAAATAATTTCCTGTTTCTGGATCCATCTCAAACGATGGTATCAATACTCCATCACCTTGTTGTGGTGTTGGCGTGGCAGATGTATAATAATCCCTTGGCCAATTCCTCCTTAATGCTCTCAAATCCGGTAAAACAGATTGAATACCTGTTGTATTATCACCATTTACAAGTTTGACTATTGTATTGGCCTGAACCTGTGCGTTACGATAATAATTTCTCCATATCTCATAATATGCTAATGCTGGCGCTGCACCTATTTCAGTAGTTGCTATAAGGGTACCTGCTCCCGGTGGAGCATTAAATCCCATATAGTTAATGATACCATCTGTGAACACCGCATCTGCTCTATCATAATCCATATACGCCCAAGTTGTCATACCTGATACCGGGTCTTGAATAATAAACTGCTCCCATACTTGTGGGTCTTCCCATAATGACCGCATCTGAATATAGAACCAATCCAATGTGAAAAAGCACTGATGCATTATAGGGAGATACAAAGCGGCGAACCTCATTTTTATTTCGCTATACAAAGAAACAGGTTCACCGGGGTAAACCTCTTTGCAACCGAGTGGCGTTAGTAACCCCATGGTTGTCGTTGTCTTGTGATTGAACCCTATATTTACCCGGTTTCTTTTTTGGTGTTTCTCCATTCTCTCAGGAATGGATGCTGAAGATGGTACTATACGTTTCATTAATTTATGTTTATAGGTCTGAAAATCTGATACGCTAATCCTACTATGGTCTGCAACCAATCCGGCATTGACTTAAGATTATCTAAGTTTATTTGATTTACTGATTTTTGCCATTCCCGAAGGTCTTTCAACTGGCCCATTAATTCAGCCTGTTTTTCAAGCCAATCCATTCGTTCACATTCAGCATTCAATTCTTTCTGATACCGACTCAAGCAAATTCTACAAGTCGTCTTTTCGGTATTACCAAAATCAACTAGGTTGTTTGGATCGTCGTAAAACGCTTCACTGGCTCCATCGTCAATTCCACACATGGTACGGAAACTTTCATCGTCGGAATATCGGATCATATGAGTTTTGAAAGTTGGCATGTTGTATTTTTTTATGGTTAAAACAGGCTGGTTTGGTTCGGATCAGGTTCAACCTGCTCAAACTTTTTCCTCCCGCCTTTCTTTTTCCGTTTCTTCAATCACCGTATGGGTATGCTTCACGAATGGCTTTCTTGATTTCCTTTTCGGACTGGCCTTTCGTTGCTGCAAGAACAGCGGAAATGATTGGGCGCAATCTTCTCTCCAAGTCATGGTTGATGGATTTTACTTGGCTTTAATTGGACGAGAAAAAACTTTGTCCCTGTATTCAATAATCTTGTCGTCAATTCCAATTCGTTGAATCTTCGATACGTCTTCAATCTTCCTGCCAATGTACGGTTTAGCGTGGTGCTTAATGAACGAAGAATCCAAGGGCATGACAGACTGAAAAAACAATGAGTATGTTTCATCTACAACTCCATCTTTGGCTATCTCATAACCTTTCGGCAAAACAAGCGCTGGAAGTTGCCTTGCTAATTCAATGGACACATCTTTGTGCTTATCCCATGTTCTTGCAGCATCGTACATTTTCCAAACCCAGCGCTTGATGTGAAAATTACTACGCATTGAGTCGTAAGTCACGCCCTCTTTGAACTCAGTGAACAGACAAAATTCAAAATAGCATCCAGGATTAACAAGATTAAAGAACCCAGGAATTTCATGTCCCTCAATCCGGCACCCAAGTTTATATTTGTGGTAAGACCAAACCTCAGCAATTGATCTGGTCTTATGTACGGATACCTCAAATTCCACCACTTTCAATTGGTGGTTTTCTTTTTGAGGCGGCTTGATTTTGAAGTATAGCAATGTTGTTTTCATTTCAATCCATTTTCAAGTTATCAAATTGGGGGATCGCATAGCCAAGGTTGTATGCCGCAACGTAACACTCTACTTTGCAATCGACCGCCAACTGGTGAATGCCCATGCTAGACTCTTCGTGGTCTATGTCAATCCGATCATGGAAAAACCACATACTGTACAGATTCTTGTCTGAACATAAAACCTTACATGGTTCGTCTACCTCTTCTGTACGGTCTTCAAGTACCCATTTGTGCTTCGGGTTTGAGAATGCGACGTAAGCTGCATTGGCCACTTGTAGCGCATCCTCAAGCGTGATGAATGGTAGAGGCTTGCGTGTGGGGATCAACTCAATATGGGTCAGGCGACATTGGCTCAGCCCATTGTCTAACCCTACGACCCACACGCCACTGACCTTAAAAGGCTCAGTTTGAATCGTAGCGTATCCTGGGGTTGACATCCTGTTGCTACTATTGCTGATCCAAGGATAATATTTCACTTTTACTCCTGGCTTTAACGCTTTTACTTTTTCTTCAATGGTCATGGTCATGGTTGTTGGGTTTAAAATGCTGCCTGTGATGAATCAAAATTCCGGTAAACTTCTCTCTCGTTGTATGCGGTAGGTTTGTTCGGCTGATTCGTCACAGTCACGCCAGATTGAATCGTAGCACAAATCTGATTGAAACTCGTATGTAAATAACCCGGATTGAAATTCCGAGCCAAATTGTTCGCGGTAAACTGGTGCTGGGGAACCTTTCGCCCCTTGATGATGTAGTCCACGATCTTGGTCACGTATCGACGGAACGGCTCCACTTGGTCGGTGATCGGTTCTTGTCGCTTTTCGGCACGTTGTTTCAGGATTCCGTAGAGCATTTTGAAGTCGCGGCCATACCTGGACATGAACTGCGGTTCGTCGTTTCCGATCTTCGCGGACTGTTCGAGCAGGATGTCCCACATTGCGTTGATCGGGGTTGGGTCGGGATTTTTGGCGGCGGCGCTTCCTTTTCTCTTTTTCGGAATTTTCTCTTTTCCTTTGTCAACATCTAATTGTGGTAGTAATGCAGCATTATCATCGATCACATCATGTACTTGTAGTCCGATTTCATCAACTTGATCGTGGACGACAACTGTTGAATTGTAAGATTCAACTAATTCTTTATCCTTATCATTAGTACTATTATAAATAGTATTATTATATGTCGGATTTTTTTCCGAGTTTATTCGGAAAATTTTCCGAGTTTCGTCGGATTTTTTTCCGAGTTCAATGGTACTACTCGGATTTTTTTCCGAGTTCCAATTTTTCCCTTTTTCGGTGATCCTCATACAATCCTTACCCGTCCACTTTAGATAATCGATCACCCCTTTTTCGTGTAAGGATTTATAGATGCGGTAAATAGTATCTGGTTTATCAGAAATCAACGGAACGTCTTGGCAAGTCTTTTGACGTGCTGCAAAGTAGAATGTTTTCCCGTCTACCGAAACCGGATCAGCCCAAGTGGGGACGTTGAATAAGTAAGCAAAAACCGCCGCTTCACTCAGATTAAAGCCCCATTCGATTGAATTGATCTGGTCAATGTTGATTGAGTATTTCATTGCGCTGCGTTTTCAGAGATGATCAAATCTTCAATTGCCTTTTGAAGCCACTCTTGCGCACGCTCCTTGCATTGTTCCATCGTATCAAAACAGAAGCAATCCCAATGGCCACCGCCAAAAGTAATTTCAAGTTTAAATTGCAACCCATCGCATTCCTCCATGCGCGTAAAAATCGCAAACTCCGCAATGTCATTGATTGAAACAAAGATTGGGTCAGGAAAGGAATGACTGATTGATTCGCCAGTGACCCATACTAAAGGTTTTAACTTTATCATATATCGAAGTTTAAAAATTGACAAATAAAAAAAGCCCGGCTGTAGAGAGTAACCGGGCTGCAAGGATATAATCCCCAAAAACTATTCGATATATGCGCTGTCGCTCTCTACTTCAACGGCGCATATTTGTTAATGCAAACTTACAACCCATCTACGACTTATGCAAGTTTTCCGCTAAAAATATCGCAACAATTTTTCACAAACAAAAACGGCTGAGAAAACCCCAGCCGTACACATGTCTAAACTTACTTGATCCAGAGAAGGACATCGGAATCGAACCGATATTCAATAGATTTTGCAAATCTACCCCAAGGCCAATATTGGGTAATCCTTCATTTTGCGCAACCGGAAAGACTCGAACTTTCAACCTCTGCTTTTGGAGAGCAGCACTCTAGCCAATTGAGTTACGTTTGCGTCTTGCGGAGACTGCGAGAATCCAACTCGCACAGGCTGTTAAACCCCTCACGATTTTCAAGATCGCGTACCTCAGTCCATTGGGAGCCTCCATAATGCGGAAGATGTTGGGATCGAACCAACGCAGCCTTGTTTAAGGGCTGTACGGATTAGCAGTCCGCTGGCGTACCACTTGCCTAATCTTCCAAAATAAACTTGCGGGATCGGGTAGAGTTGAACTACCGTCTCGTGGGCTTCAACCACGCGCTAAGGCCGTCTCAGCTACAACCCCATTTTACCCAGGCCGTACCACCGGAACCAACCCTTGACGTGATCGCTGGCGATGGCTCCGGTTGCCGACCTGATTTGTTGGGTAGATGCGTTAGCTTTTAATGGAGAGTATTCTCAGGGATAATACTTTACGGGACTTCTGCGCGCTGCCCACCCATAATTAGCCACCCTTCTATTAAACGCATCTACTTTTCTTCCACCCGCCAACTGTGATAGGAACAGCGGGCAACCAGTTCCGGTCAGCGGGTGAAGGCAATCCAGCCAAAAGGGGGTACACGCGGCATTGAATGAATCAATTGTCCAGCATCTTGTGCTTTGTGCGTACGACTGGAATGCGCCTATTTGTTGCGGGGATCAGATTTGAACTGATGACCTGCGGGTTATGAGCCCGCCGCGCTAACCAACTGCGCTACCCCACTATTTCAACGGTCTTTACCGCTACATTCAAAAAAAACCGCACCTGGACAATGTGAACCTGAAATAAAACTGGTGCGGTCTAATCCTCATGAAAAAAAATACTAAACCCTATAACACCTAAAACCCATATGCAAAGAAAAAATGCAGGAACGACCATCTTCTTTCGCTCAATAAATCAAACTACTTTGTTCCTGCATTCAGGGCGTATTGCAATTGTTGATCTCCGTACGATGTGCAAGCCGGGGATGTTTCACCCGCTAATTGTCAACACGGCTTGTTTGCTGACTAGTACTGCCCTCTGGATGTAATTGCATTACCCTACAAACATACAAGCTCTTATCGAATTTTCCAAATTTTCTTATAATAAATTTTGCTTTCCTTGCGATATTTTTTATCTTTGCAATGCTTGATAGGGCGGGATACAAAAATGGGCTTAGTGTGGAGTACCGCCAGATGCCGCCATCAATCCACCCAGCGAGGCAGCGGACATTGGGAAAGACAAAGACGGACAGATGGTAGAAATGGAATACAGCGGACGGCAAATCCGCGCATGTCGGTTCGAGTCCGGCACTGTTCGCAAACAAAACAACCACCAATGGCAGACAAAAAGTACAAACAGAAAGTCATCACCTGCTTTGTTAAAGATCAAGCAGAAGCAGACAACATCACTGATCTGCTGGAACAAGCAGACAAACTGCTCGAAGCGAAGTATAAGCGTCCAGTGTATCGCACTGAGACGGTTGTATTGGCACTTGAGTCATTGATTGAATCGCTGAAATCTGAGTGAGATGAAAAAGATAAGCACCGTTTTCAAGAAAGACCCGAACAACCTCGCGCTAGTTATCAATGAGGTCAATCCAGAAAACCAGTGGGTGTTGGATGGCGAAGGCATTGCAACGCGCAAATGGGACGGCACTGCATGTGCTGTGATTGACGGCGAACTATACAAGCGTTATGACGTGAAAAAAGGGAAGTCAGTTCCAGAAGGGGCTATCCCTTGCCAGGAGCCTGATGAGATCACTGGACATTGGCCGCATTGGGTGAAGTGTGATCGGAACAATCCTGGGGATAAATATCATTTTGAGGCGTTTGATAGGTTCGACAATTACGATGATGGGACATATGAGTTGTGCGGGCCTAAAATAAACGGCGGCAAAGAGAATCTCCCTGAACATTTTTTAATAAAACACGGGTCTGATACATTGGCTGTCGATCGAACGTTCAGTGAAATTGACCGATATTTGATTTACAACAATATTGAAGGCATCGTATTTCATCACCCTGACGGAAGAATGGCAAAGATTCGGAAGTCGGACTTTGGGATAAAGCGGTAGAAATGAAAGAATGTATCCTATGTGGCAATCCCGTTGAAGACATGGATGAAGTAGACGTTGGGGTTGGCATTATCACCAGCAACGAACCTGCTATTTGTGATCAGTGCTACGAAGAAAAACCGGAAGAGGTGGCAGAAATTTTGGAGCAATTATTTGACTTCTAATGAACCACCTCAAAACACTTGCCTACACCGTAGTGATCTGCACAATGTTCTACCTGTGGATCAGAGGCATGGGACTGATTATGTTGGCGATCATGGTTTACACGCAGCATGAATTGACTAGATGGGTACTACTAGTACCGTCTGTTTTGATTTATGCTGCACTGGGTATATGGGTGATGGCCAGATTTATTCTGTGGTTTGTAAAATTGATTAAGCTATGAATCCAATTCAACTTATCTTCCACTTCATCGAACTCTACGCAATCTACCTGCTTTACACCACCGTAAAGAGCCTGAAACTGCGATTGACCAACTTGGAGCAGAAGCCGAAAGAGAAGGTGCCATTTCAGCCACCACAACCTACTGTGAAATCCGAGAAGACCGCACTGGGTAAATTCAATCCACCAACCCCAAAGACCCTATCCCCTGCCGATGATCGGATGAAAGAGGTTTTGCCTGGGGTGTATGAAATTTGACAAATGAAAATCATCCCAGATACCTACAACGGAATAATAAACTTTGCGGTTCATTCGGAATCTTCGGCAGATGATGCCTTGATGGATATACTCTACGAACAAAGCAAACGTAACGATCTAGAATTCTGCATACAGGGAAGCGGTAAAGCGAGGGGGAGTTGTTTCTTTTGCTTTGGGCATGTTAATGTATCCACACGCAAGTATGTCCTTAAATCGAACGACAACTATCTCACGCCAATGGGATTAGTTTCATGTGCGTCGGGAGCAAAGAAATTTACCAGTAGAGAGGAAGCCGCTTTTTACTTAGCAGATAAGAAAAGAGGTGTTCTTGAGGATTGGGTTATCGAACTATACGTACCAGTATGACTCTCCAAGAACTCGCCGAACAATACCTTGAACTATACGACTCACGTCTTGAAGAGGATCGGCAGTGTACAGGCTGGCATCAACTCAAAGCACTTGTAACAGAAGGGAAGGAAGAGTTGACCGACAGTGATCTGGTCGCGGTCCACCCTATCTTGCGCGACGTAATCCGCAACCACTGGCACAACATTCGTAATCACCCAATTGAAACCAATGAAGATCAAAGTATGCACCTGCGAACAGTGCAAGCACATCAAGAACATGCGCAAGAACCGGAAAGACAAAGCCCGGATCAAACGCTGGTTGAATAAGAAGCGGCGCAAAGGTAAAGAGGGGCAGATATTTATTCACTATTGGGGTTAAAACAAAACAACATGTCAAGCAACAATTCAAGTTCATCATCCGGTATCGGCTTTTTCGGCCTACTGACCATCCTCTTTATCACGTTTCTCGGCTTGGCGAAGTTGGGGATTTTGAAAACGAAACGCTCAAATTATTACTAAACTTAAATTGAAATACAGATGTTGAATTTACCACAAAAACCCCAA